TTGCGCTGCCTGCAAGACTTGCGGCAAGTTTGGGTCAGGATTGATCGACATGCTGTTTAACCATCCAGCAAGCGCGCCAGCCATATTCTTGCGGCGGTCTGTTTTTTCCTGACCGATAAAGTCTTGCTCTGTGAAGCTTAAACCTTGGTTTTCCATGCCTTACGTTCCTTAGCTCATAGAGTAAATTGAGGCCGCGCCCATTAAGTAATCAAACAGACCGGGCTGACGTGATTGCGTTGTTGTCTGTGGTACTGGCGTAGCCCCAAGCGCAGCCAATGGCGCGGCAAGAGCTGCCTGTGGTGCGCCTGTGTATCCAGCGTATTGGCCTTTTGCTGCATCGATGAGCGCCTGCTGCAATCCTTGCTGCAATAAGCCTTGCTGCGCGGTTTGCTGCTGGATCGCTTGGCCCGTGCCAAATGCTTGCTGGCCCAATGCGCCAAGCTGTGATGCTGCGCCAAGGCGCGCTTGCCTGTCGGCCATCGCCTGCTGCATTGCTGTGGTATATCCGGTTTGGCGCTGCTGAGCTGCAATATCGCCTGCCATGCGCCCGTATTCTCCAGCAGCAACGCCCTCGGCAACGCCTTGGCGAGACCCACCAAACGCACGCGCCGCTGTTGCTTGAGCGCCAAGCTGGTTCATTGCCATCTCTTGCTGCCTAGCAATATCCTGCTGCGTGCGATCAATCACTTGCTGCGTGTATGGGTTCATAAAAGCGCCAACTTGCAGCGGGCCTGTCATTGCTGCCTGCGTGCCACCAAGCGCGCCTTGCAATGCGCCAGCCGCCGCTTGGTTTACGTTAAATGGCTGCGCTACCTGACCGCCGCCTTTTCCACCTTGTCCAGCCATTATCTTATCCTTTATCTATTCCCGCCAGTGTAGACGCCGCCGCCGCCACTTGCTTCAATTCCTTGACGGCGCAAGTCTCTTGCCACCGACTGCGATGGGGTATCGCTTAGGCCCGCAAAAGCATCCTTTGCCGCGCCTAGTATGCCGCCACCGGATGCAAAGTTTACAATGCTTTCGCCAAAATAATCATCTGCATATGGGTTGCCGGTTGGCGCAGTGTATATGGGGTCATCAGAGCCTCCCCCGCCGCCCACAACAGGTGATGCCATAGGCGCAACGGGAGATACCGCTGTCTGGCCGTAATCCCGTATGGCTTCGCCGGTCATTGGGTCAATGAAAAAGCTTTGCAGATATTCAGCTTGCGCTGGGCGCTGTGCGGCAAGCTCAGACACGGCCTGCTCATATATTGGCGCTGCGCTGTAGCCCCTTACCCCGCCAGCGTATTGGGTGGGGGCAGGCATACCGCCCATAATGTCCGCTTGTGTCGTAGGCGCGGCAAGGCCAAACGCAGATGCCACGTCAGCAGCTTGCTGGAATGACGCCTCTTGCATTGGCGTGAATGCTGCAACGTCTGGCCCGTAATAAGGCACATAGCCAATCTGGCTGATGTCCTCTGCTTTAGCCAAGTTGCGGCGAGCCGCATCCTCGATGTATTTTGGAATCTTAATCTCTGACGTCTGTGTGCCGCCCTTGCCGCCTGCCATTATTCAAACTCCTTCAAGTATGAGGCGTGCAATGGAACCCATCCATGCGCCTTCAATGGTTTCTTCCAGCCAAACCGGCCTGTCATCGTCAATGCAGAGCATCCTTGAGATTTTGCCCATGCTACCACATCTTCGTGCATATCTAAAATCTGACCCAATTCACCGCCGCCAAGAAATACGTTTAAAACCTTCTTCTTAGGATATACCACGATTTCAGTTACTATACACCCCCTCGGCGTTGGCCAGAGCTGCATGCTACCTTTGTATATACCCTCGGCAACGTCGATAAAGTCATGCGTGCCGCCTGAGTATTCCAGAGCGGCTTCAATCCAATCACGGCATCTTTCAAGCTCTTTATCCATGAAGCCTCGTAATCGCTAAGGTTGAGGCGGGTATTGCTGGAACCGGCGAAGACGCTGCGGTGTAGTTTAAGAAGCCGCTTGTGCTGTCTATCATGTAGTTCACTTCCAAGTAGTCATTCGCCGCTACGGTAAATATCTGCGTGCGTGACGTGACCAGCGTGGCGTTATTCTGATGCAGCGCTGTTGTCATGCCGCTGTTGGCTACGTTTGTGCCGTTCACGCTTGGCCAGAAGTAAAAGTGAACCGTACTGGCTGACGTCGATGATATTTGCGCCGAAAACGATATGACGTATTGGCCCGCTTCTTCAAAAACAATCCTTGAAGCTGGCGTCCCTTGTGTTATCCCGTCGTTGCCGGTGGGAGCATCGTAAGTCAGCTTGTATGCTGTGTTTGCTGCTACCGGCACGACGTCAGACGTCTTCATAAAGTCAGCGTGACCATCTTCCAGAACAATCTGCCGAAACTCGCCATTCTTAGATACGACAGGGTAGCCGTTTACGTTATCCCATAAGATGACGCCGTTTTCAGACGGATTATCCGTTGATGTTTTAAACCCAAGCTTTGCTAGGTTTTGCTGCAAGTATATTGTTAGCTGACGCCCCCACTGGCGCAAATCTGGGCCAATGGGGGGTAATACTGGAACCGGCATTACCTACGGCCCCCAGCTTTCATATCAATTCGCATGTTGCCGACCCTAAAGTCAGACAAGATCGCTCCATCAACCCGCATACGAACCTGCCGACCAGTAAATCTTACTGAAGTTGGGTTTGCAGTTGTGAATGGCCCATGACTCGTCTCAGCGCCATTTGGATAAAGCCGTGTTTTAAACGTGACGTTGACATCTCCCTGCGTTTTTTCGTCAGGGATAAGCTCAGTAACACGCGCAACTTGATCCCCCGCGCCAATAGATATTGGCCCGCTTTCGGCAAAGATTGATGAGCTATCTACGTTAAGGCCTACTTCATGTTCATAAATACTGACCGGCCCGCCAACAGAAATTGTGTTGCCCATAGAATTGCCGTGAACGGTGCAGTAATATTTTAAACTATCTGGCGCATCGCTCGCCACCACTATAGTAACCTTGGCTCCAGCTTGCCCAGCCGTTCCTGTTGTCGTTACGCCGGTAGTGTATGACGCATCTGCGCTTGTCCTAAATGCAAAAGGATGCCCAGAGTTTGACGCATCTGAGAGGTCAAACACATATGTGTTGCCCCGCACAAAAGTCAAAGCTGGCGCAGATCCAGAAATGCCTCCGATTGCATATTTATTGCCACCGTCATTAACCACTGTGACTGTATAATTTACCGTTTCGGGATTTTCTCCTGCCATGAACGGATAGCGGAAAACGCCGCGCTGGACGCCAGCCGTGCGTGATAGGTTGCCGATTAGCCAATGGCCTTCCTTGTAATCATAAGCAACGTAGCGGTCTATTTCAGTAGAGCCTTCAGAGCAATAGAACCACCACACCTCGCCGTACTGGCCGTTGGCAAACGACCAAACCTTTGATTGCTGCGCTGGGTTAAAGTCGCCAAACACATAATCGAAGACATCGCAGGGTATTTCTTGAACGCTGTTACCGTCAAACCTAAAGAAACCACGCTGGCCCATCCAGAATACGCCCATATCCACGTCAGACGCAGCCTTACGGGATATGGCCCCACATGCTGTGCCGACACGCTCAAAGCCATACACATAAGGCGGCCCAAGGTATCGCGCTGTGTGGGCTGATGTATCAGTCAGGATAAGCGTCTGGCCTCGCGTTCTAACGCCCTGCATGATCTGCCCGCTGTCGGCAAGCTCAATATCGCCAGCCTCGTTTGTAGCTGCTGGCGTCCATACTGTGTTGTTTTCACGATCACACCACGAAATCTTACGCGGGTTGTTGCCACTACCCAAGGCAAAGATAAAACGCTCTTCCGTTACAACTAAGCCAAGATTGCCCGTAGGGGCATTTGCAATCGGAGCCGCTTTAACTGATGGGTTTAACTGCCATTCCAGCAAGCGCCCGTCATCCTTATTTACAGCGACTAAGTATTCACCCCAATTTTGGATGTTCCACTGGGTGGCTTCCTCTGGAACGGCATTGGCGTTTTGCTGGATCGGAGTGCCATAAAACCCGTCACCATAAAATCCGTATCCGTAACCTGTTTCTACTTCTGCATCCTCACGGCCTGCTGTTAGGTCTGTTGGGGCAATGTCGTACACAGTGCCACCGCCGGTCATGGCTTTAAGTTCGTTATATGAACCACCAGCCACATAGGCAGTGCCGTTGTTCGCTTCCCATGTATGCATCCCGCGCACTACATTCGTGCAGAACGATGTCTTGCGTTCTTGCCAGCCGCCGATTGGGCGCAAGCTGTTATCGCGCCATCTCACCAAGCTGCCATCACGCCACCGGCCAGACTGCTCTAAATCAGTTCCGTTTCTGTAGAAACCGGCGGGGATATCTAAAGGTACGAGGGTCATTTAAGTGGCTCCATAAACTGTGCCAGAATTACTTAAAGTGTAAGACGTTGTTTTCTGCACAGCCGCTCCACCACCGCCGCCAGAGCCATCGCCAGACCCGCCGTTTGCGCCCCAGCCACCACCGCCGCCAGCTTGGCCGCTATTCCCCGCTGTAGATCCATTACTGCCAGCATTTCCAGCACTACCGCCAGCGCCGCCGCCTACACTGCCCGCACCACCAACGCCCGGCAATATACGCCCACCGCCGCCACCGCCATACGCGCCGTAATTATTGTCACTGCTACTTACTCCAGCATATGAACCGCCGCCGCCAGCACCGCCGCCATGACCAAACCAATTGTTTACCCCTGACGCATCCGCTCCAGACGCATTTAATGAACCGCCAGCACCGCCTAAAGAGTTTGTACCCCTCCCGCCAGCACCGCCGCCAGCACCGCCGCCACCACCAGCAATTTCATATCTATTGCCAGACCCAGCGGCCCAACCGCCACCACCGCCACCGCCGGCAATAAATGCACCGGAATAGTTAGTTATAGTTACACCACTAGATTGAACCCGAATTGCTGGGCCACCACTTCCCGCTGTAGTTTCGCTATTTCCGCTGCCAGTCCAGCCAGCCCCTACGCCACCTTTGCCTATAACTTTGCCGTAATTTTTAACAGTGCATGGAATGTCGATAATTAGAGCAGCCGTAGAAGTGCTGTCAGACCAAACGAAAAGGTTGCTGGGAATAATAAGTATGCCGCCAGAGCTTATAAAGTTTGATATGGTGATTTGTTGCTGATTGGACGTAAGAGTGATTTCCCTTGATGCTCCATACCACTCCGAAAACGACATAGTTGCGCCAGAGCCTTTGCCTATTAAAACCCTTATGTCACTATCGTTAATAGATGCCTGTGAGCCTGAGCTTCCACCGGCTTCTACATGTATAGCATTAAGGCTTAATGCGCCTGATGACGGTAAAGTCATTACTGACCCCTTTTAATCTCTTCTACTTCCGCACATAACTCTTTTACAGCTTCGATAAGAACACCTACTAAGTTACCATACGCAACCGAAAGATATTCATCATTTTGCATTACGACCTCTGGCATTACCTCTTGGATTTCTTGCGCGATAACACCTGTTCCACGCTGCCCGCCTTTATCAAATGTAACCCCACGCATAGATAAAACTTTATCTAACGCACCATTAATAGTTTGAACGTTGTCTTTTAGCCTAGCATCTGAAAAGGCTGTGACGTCGCCCGATGCAACCCAGTTCCCATTGTCATCAGAATAAGTTCCCCAGCCGCCAGCTTGTGTCAAAAATCCTATTCGGTTGTCGTTGCAATGAATTATTCGATTGCCGTGATTACTGTCATTCATGTAAATATATGATGCAGCTCCACCATCGACGGTGAGAGAGCTGCAATGAAACGCTTGAGAAGTAGAACCCGCCAATGCAGCTTTATCATCTAGCTGCGTTTGAATATTGCTAGTCACTCCGTCTGTGTGATTTATCTCTGCCGTTGTAGCTGTAACGCCGTCTAGCTTGTTTATTTCTGCCGCTGACGCAGAAACCGCCGTGCCGCCGACCTTCCATGATCCAGCGGTCAAGTCTGGGGTGCTTGCGGTATTACCGTTGAGAACGTCAACGATGTCATCAAGAGCTTGGTTAGTCGTGGTTCCCCATGTGTTCTCGCTGCCGCCAACTGTGGGTTTGGTAATGCTGATCGTCATTTAATCGCCTCGCGCTTTTTTGCACTATATATCATTTTGCCAGCAAACACTATGCTGCTTCCTGCTCTGTCCAGACCGCCGCTGGCACAGTTTCGACTTGCCACTTAAACCGTGCTGGGCCGACAATTGGCACACCGGCCACGATGTCAGATGCTGTCAGCGCTTGGCTCTGCGTGACGCTTGGAGCGCCGACAGTCGGAGCGCCAGCCGTGATGCTGTCAGCCGTTAAGCTGATGATTTGCGTTATCGTTGAGGCAGCGACAGTCGGGGTGCCGGACGTAATATCACCAGCCGTTAGCTGATTATTAGGGATGAGCGTGACATTGCCAACCGTAGGCGCACCAGCCGTAATATCAGCGGCAGTAAGCTGCGTGTCAGCGCCAATCGTTGGAGCGCCGATAGTTGGAACGCCAGACGTAATATCAGCCAGCGTGATCGCGTGTACTTGGCTAATAGATGACGCAGCTACCGTTGGCGCGCCAGCCGTGATGTCGGTGCTTGTGAGCGATTGACCCGACGAAACGCTTGGCGTTCCTACTGTTGGCGCACCAGCGGTGATGTCGGCTGACGTAATAACGTGCGCCTGAGAGATTGTTGAGGCGGCAACAGTGGGTGCGCCAGCAACAATGTCATCGAGGCCAAACGCTGCATCTGCAACAGCCCCTGTGTCGGCTAATGGGGCAGACGCTAAAGGGCTGAAACCTAGCATGTGTCGTTACTCCTTATGGCTTCGTCGGCCAAGTGACATTCGTCGGTCTGACCGTTTGCAAGCTTAACGTGCATGGTTTCTCCTATGTTGAAAATTGGTATACTGTATCATTATCAAAGCCTATTAAATACATTTTAGAACCATCAGATTTAAAGGCTACATCCGCAGGGCTTCCGTCCTGAGTAATACTGAATGAAACGCTATCATATGATGCTGTCGATAAGTCAAATCCAGTTGACAAGCTGTATTGAAATACTTTGTCGTTTGTATTTCCAACAGTAAATAATCTTGTTCCATCAGGATTAAATCTAAACCCTCTTACATTTGAATCTTGAGTGCCAGAATTAAAACTTACTGAATCATAACTTGCTGTGCTGATGTCGTATGCTGTTGACAAGCTATATTGGAATATCTCGCCACCACTGTGCGCTATGTAAAACTTTGTCCCGTCATCATTTAAATCCATGCCAAGTGGGTTTGTTGTCTGGGTTGTAGCACTGAAACTCTTTGAGGCGTAACTTAGTGTACTAACATCAAATGCAGTGGAGAGACTATATTGAAATACATCATCAGAAACTTGATCCATGATATAAAGTTTAGTCCCATCTGGATTAAACCTTAACATAACAGGTGCTGACATTTGACTTGTTGTACTAAAACTTACACTATTGTAACTTGCGGTTGATACGTCCCATGCAGTTGAAAGATCATACTCAAAAACCTTATCACCTACTTGACCAATCCCATACATTTTTGTTCCATCGGAATTAAATTCAAGTCCATCAGGAATTGATAATTGAGAAGAGACACTAAAACTAACACTATCATAGGAAGCAGAAGATAAGTCTGGGTTAGTCCAAGCAGCGGCGGCGGTTGAGTATTGGTAGATGGTGTCGTTTTGCCACCCGACAGCATACATTTTTGAACCGTCATCTTTAAAGAATAAACCCTTGCCATTATTTTCTTGAGAACTAATAGAAAAAGAGTTACCTGAGTAGCTAGAGCTACTTAAATCCCAAGCGGTGGTAAGGCTATATTCAAACACCTTGTCGTTGACTATTCCTAAAACATAAAACTTTGTTCCTGTGGGTGCGAAAAATAAGGCATGAGGGCCACCGTCTTGCGGTTTAGTTGCAAACGTCACACCATCATAGCTTGTTGTCGATACGTCCCAAGATGTTGAAAGTGAGTATTGGTAAACAGCATCTGTTGAGTGGCCAATGACGTACATTTTTGAACCATCTGGTTTAAACTGAATACCGTATGGATTACTAATGTTTGGGCTGCTGGAACTCAAGTTAAAGGACTTATTCTCGTAAAATGCCGTCGAAATATCCCATGCTGTGCTTAAGGCATACTGGTAGATTGCATCGTTGCCCGTATCTGCAACGTACACCTTTGTGCCGTCAGATTTAAATGATAATCCGTTTGGCGAACTTGCTTGGCTTTGTACGCTAAAAGTTTTATTAGCATAGCTTCCAGTGCTTAAATCCCAAGCGGTCGTCAGGCTGTATTGGTCAATAGTGTATCCGGCTGCGCCCAAGACATAGAATTTAGTACCATCGCTAGATACCACTAAGTCAGTCGGAAATGTTTCCTCTGAAGAAATACTTAGGCTAACACTATCATAAGAAGCATTGGCTAAGTCTGGGTTAGTCCAAGTGACGCCACTCGAAGCCTCCCATATCTTAGTGCTACCAAAGTAGACGGCAGATACAGTTGCGCTTCCTACAGCTATATTGCTGAAGGCCGTTGATGCTAGAAAAGCATTCTGTGTCATGCTGCATCACCCCGTCACAAAGTAGATTGTGTTGCTGTCTGGGGAAGCAGGCAGCGATGCGACTACAGCAATCTTGTAGCCACCAATGGAAGTGTATCCACTGGTAGCTGAGATGTCATTCGTCTGGTGGTTTATCGTTAAAGCCATAATCTACCCCTTATGCGGCTGTAGAGCCATCCATATCGGCTTGCGCCATCACCCACGCATAGCATTTGTCTAAGAACGTAGAGCCAGACGCAGCTTCTACATCTGTGAGATTTGCGTTGTAACGCTTGAAGTCCACTTCACGGGTATCATCGTTGGGTGAGCTTGTTGCATAAGCACTCAAGTCAATCATCACGGTAAACTTGGGGTCTGACCCACGCTGACGACTGACAGCCGCTGTAACGATGCGGTAGTATGCGTTATTAAAGCTAATGCCATATTGTGAGGCACCTTCTGCAATGTTGTGTTGTATAGCCATTGGTATCTCCTTTAGGCGTAAGTTACTTCGGTGGTTCTAATGTTTGCCACCCAACGTATATTGTGCGCAGCCTCACCAGTGCATGTGATGGCAAGCGCGTTATTGGTGTTATCGGCTGAGAGAGCCATACCCCACCCAGATGAGTTTTGGATGACTGTGGTTGCGGAGTTAGCGAGGGTGGTTGTGCCACCATCATTCACCAGCAAGCCCTCGATCTTCCATGATGCATATGCTTGCGCGCCGTTCTGCATCGCAGTGATTGTACCGTCGAATGTGATCGCTGTGTCAGATGCAGCTATGATTTGCGAAGTGCTTAAACTCGAACCGTTATCTGTTGATAATACAGTTGGTGTTGCGTCTGTTGTGCTTACACGAAGAATAAATTGTCCACCTTGTGCATCTCCAGCAGCAGCAAAATATCCAGAAGCAAAGCTCTTTTTACCCCGTTCAGCAGCTTTTGATTGCGTGCCATAGGAAAACGAAGCATAGCCTGACGCAACATTAAATGAGCCTAATGAAAAAGAACGCTCACCGCTAGCCGTGTTGCTGCGTCCTATAGCGACTGACATAGACTGAGACGCAATATTCCCCAAACCACCCGCCGCGAATGACCACGGGCCTGAAGCTTTGTTTTGCTGACCCAGCGCAACACTGTAAACACTAGTAGCTCCATAGCTGCTAGTGTTGTTGGCTATAGCCGCTGCGAAGCTGTCGGTGCCAGAGGCGTAAGACCTTTGGAGCGCCATAGCATTAAGGCCCGCGGATTGTGCTGAATAACCAATAGCAGTCGCACCTGTGTTACCAATTGCATCAGTGTAATTTCCAAGTGCTAGGCTATTTGTCATGGAACTAGTTGCGTCAACCCCAATACTAACTGACCCTGAGCCAGTTGCTTCAGATTGGCTGCCAATACTTATTGCATTTGAACCACTTGCAACAGGAGTAGTGGCACTTGAAGCATTGTCACGGTAGAGGTCAGGATCACCACCACCACCGCCGCCAATTGCGCTGCCATCTAAGAGTAAGTCAGTACCGTCAGAGCTAAGTGTAACACCGCCACCTGAGCCTGTGTTATCAATATTAATAGAACCCATTATTTATTACTCCTAAGCATACGTCACCTCACTGGTCTGAATGTTAGCAACCCAACGAATGTTATGTGCAGCTTCACCTGTACAGGTAATTGCTAAGGCGTTGTTTGTGTTGTCGGCTGACAAAGCTACAGTCCAACCATTACCGTCATCAAATGTTTGTATATTGCTGCTTACTAAGGTAGTTGTACCACCGTCATTCTTCAGTAAGCCTTTAATCTCCCAGCCACCCTGATCCTGTGCGCCATTCTGCATTGCCACAAGTGTGCCTGAGAACATGATGCAGGTATCAGAGGCTGCTACGATCTGGTTGGTGGATGCTGCCGTGCTGTTGTTTGTAGTAAGCACTGTGGCGGTTGCGTCAGTAGTATCTGCACGAAGAATAAACTGACCGCCCTGCGCATCACCTACGGCAGAAAAACGACTAGAGGCGTAAGCAAATTTACCGTATACTTCAGTCTTTGCATTAAGGCCTAATGCAAAAGAACTTTCAGCTTGAGCTTCGCCTCCTCCAATAGCTACAGAGCGAGTTCCGCTTGCGTGACTATCCCTAGAAAGTGCAAGTGAAAGTGAACCAGACGCTCGCGTAAAAGAAGACCCAATAGCCACTCCACTACCGCCATCTGCCTTAGCCTGTTGCCCCATCGCGATGCTGTTCGCCCCGCTCGCTCCATAGCTTGAACTGTTGCTTGCTATAGCTGCTGCTAGGCTGTCTGTACCAGAAGCGTAACCATTTATCGCTATAGCTGAAAAAGCACTTGTAGCAACTGATCCAGCTCCATTAGAAGGTGAACCGATTGCAACCGTGTAAAAGTTACTAGAATTTGCTTGAGGGCCAATCGCAACAGAGTTAATACCTGACGCAGTTGAGTTATAACCAATTGCAGTAGATCTTGTGCTTGATGAAGTAGCCCCGTCACCAAATGCTAAAGCGTCTGCACCGCTTGCTACAGCGCTGTCCCCAATCGCCACCGCATTAGCCCCAGTGGCGCTTGGCTGTGCTGATGGGCTACTTTCATTAGCAGCATAAAGGTCAGCACCACCGCCGCCGCCAGCCGCCCAAGAAGCAACTCCAGAGCCATTTGTCGTAAGCACATACCCGTTGCTGCCATCAGCCGTTGGCAGGGTGTAAGCACCGTTGACGTTTAGTGTGCCTGTCGTTTGTAAACCGCTGCTGGTTGTCTCAGCCTTTTTGGAAGAATTGTGGTATAAATCTACACTCCCACCATAGGTGGCAGTAAGCAATGCGTGACCACTGGCAGCCTTTAACTCAATATTTGTTGCAGCAATTTGAAGATTGCCAGAGCCGGTTTCTGAGATGATTGAGTGACCAGTTGAACCGTTATGGTACAGTTTAAAATCATCTCCCGCGCCCATGATTAATTCGTTAGAACCAGAGCCTGTTCTATCGCCAAGCTTTATTGCATGGCCGTTAGACGAAATATCGCCAGCCATGTTTCCGCTTAACTCAATATCCGCAGCCGTAGCCCCGATAAACACCGTAGCTGATCCGCTAAGGTTAATGGCATTGTTTGAGTTGCTGCTCTCGCTTACGGTGCGTGACAGGGTGGTGCCAGAGCTTGTATAGGTGCCTGTGCCTATTTCGAAGTTGCTGCCATCCTCAATGACGTAGCGAACCACATCTGCATTAGCTACACCAGCGTCAGCAAAGGTCTGATAGCCATCCTCAGCAGAGCCAAGCGTAATTGTTCCAGTACCCGTTGTACTGGTGGACATCTTTGCCCGATTTTTAAGAACGGCCATTGCTCAGCCCCTTATGCTGGATCTGGAATGCGAATATCTGATGCTGTCAGAGAAAATGTGTTTCCAGAGGTCACAGCCTGTGATGATGACAATGCGCCGGTAGCAAGCAAGCGGCTGTTGCCAGTATCAGTAATCGCATAGTGCGTTGCCGTGCCGGTAGCAGTCACAGATGCACCAGTGATAGCCGACAGCGTAACCTTACGTCCGTTTGGCGAAGCATCGGCAGGGGCTGATATGCTTATGCTGGTTTCATTACCAAGCGTCAGCGTGCTTGTCGCAGCGGCATATGTGGTTGGCTCGGCAGAGCATATATCAACTCTATTTGCTTCGGTGTCCAAAACGGTCAAACCGTTATCTAGTACCCTATCGTTTAACGTTGCCATTTAGTAACTCCTAATCTTCATTTTATGGCCAACTCCACCATATGTGGCCTTTTCGCTATCTGCGTTTATACCATCTATGGCACTCTGCAGCAATGCCGCCCAAACTTGTATTCGATTATCATCGGCAAGATATGGTGCGCTGTGAACCAATGCGCCGTATAGATACGCATCGGGGTAGTAAGTTAAAAGCCAGTTGCTTGTATTGCTGCCGCTTAATGATGGCGGGCTGGCGTAATATACCATCTCCAACGTGCGATCAGCAGAAGGGGTCGGCAACAATTCAATCGAGCCGTCCGTCATTGCGTAATATCTGGGGTCGCCCGTAACGTTATGGCTATCCTGACGGCGATCAAGCATCTGCGCTTGGCTAAGCAGCTCAAGGCGCATCGTTGTACCGCTCGTAATGCTAAACCGTAGCGGCTCTAAAAAGTCAGAGGGCAAGCCGGTGTATTGCGTGCTTACAATCGCCGTGCTGCGCTTTTCCATACGCCAATGACGCACGGTGCGATTAAAGTTTGCCTCGGCCAGCGAAATAAACGTGGGGATTGTGCTGGTTAAGTCATCGCGGTTCAGAAAGTCAGCGATGCTGGATTGCAGCTCTGCGTATGTTGTAATTGCCATCTAACAATCCCATGCTTTGCGCGACCAATAGTTGGCGCTTAGTTTGCTTGACTTGCCCTTAATCCCGCCCGACCTTGCGCAGTATGATGCCTTGCGCTTGGGCTGATCCTTCTTGATAGACATATTTGGGTCGCCAAAGTTAATTTTCTTCACCGTGTCACCCTCAACAGCAAGCACCTCAAACTTCTTTGGCCCGCCACGTCTAGGTTTATTCACCGCAGAAAACCCGTGGCGCTTCTTGGCTGCTGCTATTTTCTCTGACTTGGTGCGAGGCATTACATACTACGCCCTTGAGACTTGATCTGATTTAACGTCTGGATAAACTGCTGCCCCGACATTCTATCAACAGCGGTTTGACCAAGCTCAGAAACCATTATTCTAAAGGCATCATTGTCACTTATCGCCATAGGCATGCCAGCTTGTGGGCTTGGCCCCTGCAATGCTGCGCGTGCTGCTTGCGGCATACCGCTTGCAGCTATTTCTGGTCTAACCATATTCTGCGCAGGCGCAGCAGGCATACCACCGCCAACAGGGATATTACCAAACGTCATGCTTGGTGCGGCGGGCATGCCACCACCGACAGGCGTGCTGCCAAACGCCATGCTCGGCGCTGGGCGCGCTTGCGGTCTAGCCTGTGCCTGACCAGCACCACCACCGCGTGTCACTGTAGGACGTGGGGCAGCGCTTGGCGCGATGCTTTCATCCGGCGCAAGCAAGCCACGCATCTGACGCACGCGGCGCTTACGCTCATCATCCTCTGACCCATATGGCGTTGCAAGAGCATTGGCCAGCATAGAAAATATACCGCCGCCCTCAAACTTATCGCCCATTGTGCCAGCGCCACCGCCGTCAATCATATCGATGAAGTCTAAAAATTTATCTGCCATGCTACTTCTTCTTTGCTGTCTTAGCTGATTTCTTAAATGCCTTTGCGGTAGGCGCGCCCTTGCTGCCTACCTTGCGCATCTTCTCGCCAGACCCAGCAGCAATGCGCTTACGCTTTGCGTGGATATTAGCGTATAAACCCTTCTTCGGCATCCTATGCTCCTTCGCCCCACTGGACGCATTTGTAATCTGTTGCGCGATATGCAGGAAACATCTGCCGCGCATATTCTAAACCGCTTGGTATGGACTGTATGCACTGGCTCTCGCTTTGCATCACGGGGCTGCCAAACGAAAAGCAATTACCCTCAACGCTGCAAAGCAAAAGCAGCGCCGTCCACATCACTT